CGGTGCAGCACTTTACGCGCTGGCCAGGTTTGCAGGTCGGTGCTGGCCGGCGTGGAATATTTAACCGGGCTCTCGAGCACGTCATAAGCCAGGCCGGCTTCGCGCGTCCAGGTTTCAATACTTGCACCAGGTGTTAAGGCCTGGCCGAGGCCATGCCAGGGGGTTTGCCCAGCGTAAGCAATAGCAGCGCGGCCGGTTGTTTCGTCGATCATGTGAGCCATAATAAATTCTCTCTTTCTAGGTTAGTGCCGGGGAAAATTCCCCGACGGTTTTATTTTAGTCTAATATTTTTAAATTTGTCAACAAGTCAACAAAATAATTTTATGCTGCCAGGCCCAGGTCGCCGACCACGTGGTGGCGCAGCAGCGAACCAGGCGGCAGCGAACGGGAAAAGCGCAGCAGCTCGGCCGCGTCGTCCTGGTGGCCGCCGGTTTTTGTTTTTTCCCATGCCAGGCGAACCGGGCCGCCGTTACCGTAGCAGCCGCCGGGGGTATCGTCGCCGACCAGGCGCGCGCCGCTGCCATGGGCAACAAACACGACAACATAATCGCGTTCACCACGTGCGCACAATGGCCGGCCGCCGCCGCACTGGTCGCAGCTAAAATTTTCGGCCAGCTCGGCCGGGCACTGAACAAAGCGCACGCCGCCGACGGTGTACGGCCACACGGTGCCGGACGGTGCAGCCACCACGGCCGGGCGGCCGGCAGCCACGGCAGCCAGGGCCTGGGGGATTGTGTCGCAGCTGGCATTTATTACGGTTTCACCTGGCGCGGGCACCGGCAGCAGCTCGGCCGCAAAATGCGAGTAAGTCCAGGCCTGGCCATTACGCGGCACGGCCTGGCGGACGGCCTGCAAATAATCCAGGTCGACCAGGTCGGCAGCGTGCGCGCCCTGGGGGTTTAATGCGCAGGTTTTCGGGCAGGTGGCGAACACGTTATGGCCGCCGGCCCGGTAGGTCACGGCGATCGGGCCGGTTTTTTTATTGGCCGAATGTTTTACGGTTTTGAGCATGATTTTCTCGCTTTCTAAAAATTAACTGTGTGTATAGCCGTCGATTTCAATGCCCAGCCACATGTTGCACCACTTGACCATAATGCAGCCGTGCCCAGGCACCACGCCACGGCGGAAGGCCAAGTAAGTAAGGCCCTGGTTATCACGGGAAAAAACGCGCTTTAATGCGGCGCGCTGGGGTTTTGTAAGGCACATAATTTTCTCGCTTTCTTTCTTTCTAGTGGCCCGGCGATTACCTGGCCTGAGAATTATTTTAGTGCAACAAATCAACTTGTCAACCCCCTAAGCAAAAAAAACCCGGCACGCGGCCGGGCAGGGATCGAGCGGGCCGGATCAGGCCCGGCGGTCGGCCAGTGCCTGGGCTGCCTCGGCAGCGCATGCGCGCCAGGCAGCCCAGGAAATAAAACCGGTCTCGGCGTCGGGCGGCGTCTCGGTGGCCAGGATGTCCGCCGAATAGTTACGCAGCGCTTCCAGTACAAAGGCCTGCATAAGCGGGCCGGTGCTGGCCTGGTCCATTACGCGGACAATAAATTTTGTGTTTGTGTCGCGTGTCATGCTGGCACCCATTCCAAAATGTCGCGCCCACTCAACATTTCAACGTCGGCAAAATCAGTTCTTTCCCAGGTTTGAAAGTTCCAGGTTATAGGCCCGTCGGTGTCGTCGAATTCATTGCGATAAATAAAAGCATAGTCGGCGAAATTATCGTGCGTAAAAAAACCCTGGGCAGCTCTTTGCATCGCGTGCTCTTTATCATGGGCCTGCACTAGTACAATTTTGACTGAGACCTTTTTTCGCTTGTCGGTGGGGATGCCGCCGACGATCACGTTAACTGCATGTAATTTCATGATGGCCCCTTATGGTCGGATTGAAAAGCTATTATTTTGGAAAAAGTTGCGCAGCGCATCGTCTAGGTCGTAATTTTCCATCATCTTATCGGTGTCGAATTCTCCGGCCAGGTCGGCCAGGTCGATGTCGCCCGCGATGTCGCTCAGTTGCGAGCTGCTTAGTTCAGATGCGACGTCCGAAGCGCTAACATTTTCGGCAACGGTCACCAGCTGCGTGTCGCTAAGGTGTTCGGCAAGATATGCCAGCTGGGACTCGTTTATATTTTCGGCGATGGTCTCTAGTGCCTGGTTGTCAAGCGTGCTTGTGTTTGTGCTCGGGTTGGCTTCCATGTGCTGCTTGACCATGTCGGCCACCATAGGGCGCAGCTGCTCGGCGATGTCTTTAATCAGCGCCTGCATGATTGTGTTGAATTCCATCTCTTTCTCTCTTTCTAGGGTTATGGCCTCACGGATCGCTTGGCCTGATTGCATTGTATATCTACTTTTATCAACTTGTCAACTGTTACCTCCAAATATTTTATGGAACAAATAAAAGCCAAGCAGGCGGCGCAACAAACTACTTGTTTGTGCTTGCTTTTGTTCAGGGTCAGGTGGTGGCCGCAGCTGCTGCAGACGCGCCTCTTCCAGGCGTTTGCGGTCTCTCCTTCGCATACGGTCACTCAATTCTAAGTTTCATGGTTTATTCCTCCATCAAGAATATGCCCTTGTCCACACAAGATGCAAACAAGGCGTCGTCGGGATATTTCTTGAATCCTGGAAACCCATGCAGTTGGAGGTGTCGATACACTTCCCTCTGTTCCTCAATGGGCCTATCAAAAAACCAGTCCACCTCGTAGTCAGCGCAGGCGTCCACCATCTGTGTTTTAGTCATAGCCTTCATTTCTTTCTCTCTTTCTGTTTGTACCTGGCCATCCAGGTGTTTGTGATCCTATCACAACTTTCACATACAAGTCAACTGTCAACTAAATGTTTTCTTAGTTCGGACCAGGACACGCCGGTCCACGGCCACCTGGCCAGCGCGGGGGTGTCAACGCCCAGGGTCGCCAGGTCAATTGCCTGCTCTCCACAAAATAGCAGCAGCTCTGACTTGCTCGCGTGCGTCGTCCCGGCCGGTTGGTATTGCACCAGGATGTAGGTCGGGCAGCGTAGGTCTGCATGCTTGATGTGAAATGCGACCTGATGCGGTGACAGGTTTACCTTGCGGCCGCGTTTGACCACCTTCAGCTCGACCATCACAAACATACCGTGCGGGAATGCCAGCAGACAATCCGGGATGCCCAGGTTTACCCTGGACTCAATCCGGGTGAAATGGCAGCTTGGGAGGTTTTCTTTCAGCCTCTTGTACAGGTTTGCTTCCGGTTTCAATGCCATCGTCTTCGTCCTCGTCAGGTTCTTCCTCGATCTGCTTAGGCGTCACGTCGACGATCGGGCCAGCATGGCCGCCGTACAAGCGTTTGATTTCTTCTAGCTTGCGCATGACTTCTTCTTTGCTCATACTATCGATCGTGCCGTGGCGGATTTCTTTGCGGTCAATGTAAATCGAACCCAGGGCCTGGCCCCTTCGGTATTCAGCCTGGACGGCCGCGCCATACGCGCCGGCCTGCAGCGCCTGGTCACGGATAACCTGGAGGTCTCGCATGTGCCGCTCAAACGTGGTGCCGTACTTTTCGCCCAGCTCGCGCCGTCGCTCTTGGATCGCTGCCACGATATGCGGGGAAAACTCAGGGTCGGTCAGCTCACGGGCCCTGCCCTTTGCCCAGTTTTCACTGTAGCCTGCGCGCAGCGCCGCCTCTTTCAAGGTGACGTGGCCGTCGCCTGCACAAAACTCTTCCACGAACTTCCATTCCTGGGCGGTCAGAACTCTTGGTTTGTGAGGCTTGACCGGCGTGGTTATCCTGGATTCGACAACCTCAGGCCTTCCGCCTAAGGTTTTGCCGGCCAAAAACTTTTCGTCTTTAGTTGGCATCAGGCCACCCGCCACAAGCGCCAGCCTTCGCCATGGCGTCGGCAGGTAAACCGTGTGCCTGGATGCCTCTTAGAGTACATGTAGGCAGCGCTGCGCAAGTTCTTGATCCAGGTGGCATCCAGGATCATGAAACTGTCGCCAAGGGCCATATCGGGGAATGGATAGCGTTCGCGGGGATCGACGCCACCAGGCAAGGGAATGTTTTTTTCTATTTTCATGCCTACATTGTGCAACAAATCCACACCCAACGCAACTACAAGGGCAAAAACGGTCAAATTCAGGGTTTTAGTTAGGAAAAAATAGACCAATGTATGTTTTTTTTTTTTCAAAAAGTTAGCTCGCGCGCATTTTATGTAAATTACTTCCATTGACTATGTGTAATGTAACGTGTTCTCATAACACATTGATTTCATTTAACTATTACACCATTACATCTATTACGTCTAATTTCAAAAAAATAAAAAAAATAAAACTACTTTTTCATTTTTCTTCTACTAAAAGGCCGAAATTGACCGTGATCCGTGATCCGCGTACCTACAAACCCTAACAAATCACCTTTTCCCGTGCCAAAACCACCATGCAACCCTTAAAATGCGCAAAGCCCAGGTGTTGGACCACCTGGGCCTCACTTCCCACCATCGTTAAAAGGCAACGACATGAGCACTGATCATCTTACCCTGATCTCTCAGTTTTTGAGGTATGACCCAGACACTGGTCGCATTTATTGGCGCAAGACCCATGGTTCGCGGGCCAAGGCCGGCAACCTTGCTGGCACATACACGCCTCACCACCCTGTTCGCATTGGCATTGGCGGACGCTACTTTGACGGGCAAGACATTGCCCTGTATTTGACTGATGGTGAATGGCCCGTGGCCCCTATCCGTCACCTCAATGGCAATCGTTGGGACAACCGGATCGAGAACCTGGCCTAGTTACTGCAACCCCACCCCCAGCCATTCCTTGTGATCACCTGAGAGCATTTTGGCTGCCACGTCCATGGGCATGAGTTCGCCGAACTCAATGTCTGTAATTTCTGCACAGGTCATTACTGGGCCGATGAGGGCATACTTCTGCCCACCAGCGGTGAGGATGACCACCTGGACCATGGGCCGTGGCCCGAGGGCCTCGACGATGTCTTGTAGAGACGGTGTCACTGGGTGACCTTCTGCCACCCTGGCCCGGCATCTCCTTGTTGGATGCCCAGGTCCAGGGAGAGTTTCTCGACTTCCCCTGTCAGGTGTTGGACTTTTCCCAAAAGCTCCTGCGATTGGGCGGCCAGCTGCTCCATTTGGTCGTTTTGCACTTCGATTCTTCTGCGCAGGCCGTTGATGTACTCAAGAGTTTCTACGCAGGTGATCGGCTGCGGTGGATTTTCTGTTGAAAAGATAGCGGGTCTCATGTTGTTTCTTTCAAAAGGGATATGGGAAAGTGGCAGCAGGCTTCTGACCGGCTGCCTTCTATTTCGATGTACGCGGTCCGTGGCCCGTGGGTCTGGTCGGGGTGGTCGTGCCAGCGTTTGCAATTCTGACATTTTGCGTCCACTGTGATGGGTTTGCAACGAAAGCAGTCATGCGCCAGTGGGTGTGTCATTTTTGGCGGGATCATGTGTTTTCCTTTTTCCTCGTTTCTTGAGGGCTTCCACGTTGTTTTCTCTGTTCTTTTCTTTGCGTTTTCTGAGCCGTTCTTCGGCCAGCATTTGCATCCTGACCTCCCGGTTGAGGGCACTGGCAATAGCGCCCATGGTTACGGCGAGGTCTCTCCACTGGATGGAATATTCCATGCTCTCGTTCATGAACCGGTCCTTGCAGTACTTGTCCAGGAACATGTAGGCGGTTTTGAGTGCTACGCGCTTCTCGTCTTCTAGGGTGTTCATGAACTCTCCCTT